GACAAAAGAAGAGAGGAACATATTAATATATATCCTAGTGGCAAGAAAGAAATGAAAATAAATCCAGATGTTATTGGAGATTTTACAAACATAAAGCAACCAGATAATTCTTTTTGGCACATTGTATTTGACCCTCCTCATATTAAAAGAAATAAATTAGGAGAAATAACAAAAAGATATGGCAACTTAGAAGAAAACTGGCAGTATATGATTAGAAAAGGATTTGAAGAGTGTTTTAGAGTATTAAAACCTAATGGAACACTTGTTTTCAAATGGTGTGAAGTGCAGTTCCCTATAAAAGAAATATTAAAACTTACAGACAAAAAACCTTTATATGGTCACAAATCTGGTAAAAAGATGCAAACTCATTGGGTTTGTTTTATTAAATAATAAATAATATAATTATGAAAGAACCAAAAGACAAAAGAACCAAAGCATACAAAGAATGGAAGAAAAACTTTGATGCAGTACAAGAAACAAAATCAAAAGGATTAGGAGATGATATTGAAAAGATTACAGAAGCAACAGGAATCAAAAAGCTAGTTAAGTTTATAGCTGGAGAAGATTGTGGATGTGATGCTAGAAAAGAAAAACTTAATAAGATGTTTAGACATAATAAGCTAGAATGTTTAAATGAAGAAGAGTATGATTATTTAATTACTTTATTCTCAAAGAATAAGAATGTTCTAAATAATGAAGAGATAAAATCAATTTATAAAATAAGCAACAGAATATTTAACAAAAATAACAAACCTTCATCTTGTTCTTCTTGTGTTAGAACAGTAGTGTTAAGGTTAAAAAAAGTTGTAGATGCCTACAAATAAATCACTTATAAGAAACTCAAAGCAGGTTAAACAAGCTATTGACTTCACTGGTATACAAAACGGAAAGATACATCCTTCTGATATTGATGCTGTACTTGAATTTAATAACGATGCTTTAATATTGATTGAGGTTAAAAGAAAGGGGAATAGAATTCCTACTGGTCAAAGATTATTATTAGAAAGAATAAACGACTCTTGGCATAATCAGGATAAAGCTGTTGTGCTAAAGGTCGTTCACTCTTTTAAAGATGACACAAGAGATATTCCTTTGAATGAATGTACTGTAGAAGTATGTTACTATAAAGGCAAATGGTCAGAAAGAACAGGTCCTTTATTGGAAGTATTAAATAAACTAGGAGAATCATGGGAAATAAAGAAATTGTCCTTTTAAAGTGGACTATGAGTTCTTCTTATGATGTTAACGTAAATTATATATATAATGACAGAGAGAAAGAAAATACCTGTTTACTCAGGAGTACTGAATTACTTTCCTGATGCAATTAGAGAAGTAGCTAAATGTAGTTATGCAGGAAACTATCAGCATAATCCAGACAAACCTTTACATTGGGATAGAAGTAAATCTGGTGATGAGTTAGATGCACTTGCTAGACATTTACTTGAAGCTGGTACAACAGACTCAGATGGTATCAAACATTCTGCCAAAGTTGCTTGGAGAGCTTTAGCTAACTTACAAAAGGAGATTGAAAGGGAACATAAAGTTTAACAGACTTTTAACAACATTTAATTAACAAAAGTGTATATTAGCTTAAAATATAAATTATGATAAAAACATTTGACAATAAAGAGTGGAAGTACATAGACATTATAAAAAGAATGTATGACGATGATTTCTACTATGGTTATCTTGGTTCTAACGCACTATCTTCCTCTTCAGCTAAGAAACTACTACAAAGCCCTAAAGCATACCTTAAATCGCTTAATGTGAATCAGGATGCTCAACCACTTAGAGATGGAAGACTTGTACATTTATCTGTACTTGAACCTCAAAAGGTAAAAGACTTAACTATAATTGATGGTTCTAAAGCTACTAAAGCATTTAAACAAGCTGTATTAGATTTAGGTTCTGCTAATGTATATACAAGAAGTGAATTTAATAATGCTAATAGAATAGCTAATGCAGTTCTTAAATGTAGTGAGGTAACTAATTTATTACAAGGTGCTGAGTTTGAGGTTCCTCAAGCTGCAATGATAGATGATATACCTTTTAGAGGTAAGGCAGATGTTTTAAATGGTAATGTAATAATAGACTTAAAAACTACAGGAGATATAAGTAAATTTAGATGGAGTGCAAAGCATTTCTCTTATGACCTTCAAGCTGCTTTGTATACAAGAATGTTTGATGCAGATGCTTTTATATTTGTTGTAGTAGATAAAGATTCTAAAGATATAATGATATGTGATTGTTCAGATGAATTTATGAGAACTGGAACAGAAAAGCTAGAGATGGCAATAGAACAGTATAAGTATTTCTTTCAAGATGAAATACCTAATCTGGATAATTATGTAACACATGAAACATTGTAAAGGCAAAGATACTAAGGAAGAGTATTATAATCTTGCTATGTATGATTTAGAAGATGGTATGTCTATAAATGATTTAAGAAAATTACTAGAAGAATACTCTAGCCAAGAACTATACTGGGAATGTGCAGGAATACAAAAAGCAATAGAATATATGGGCTTTATGTTGTTAACAGTAATGAGTGAAAAATTAAACACAAGAGAAATAAATTTAAACTATAACATAAAAGAAGACGAAAATGAATTCAAATAAAATATTACAAACAGAAGAAATAAGAACTTATATAGAAAATTGTTTAGGCATACAATTATCAAACAGAACAAGGAAAAGAAATTATGTATATGCAAGAGCTTTATATTTTAAACTATGTAAAGAATACACTAAGTTAAGTTTAGCTGATATAGGTTCTAGTGTTGATATGGACCATGCTTCAGTTCTTCACGCAATAAATAATGTATTCCCTTGTGTTGTTCAGTACGATGCACATTTAAAAGACCTTTATGATGATTACAGATTTTCTCATAAACATGATGTAGAAAGTATATTTGAAAACTATTCCAGATTACTAAGAGAGAATATAGATTTAAGGAATGAAATTAAAGGTGTAAAAGAAAGTGAAGGTTTACTTGAAAGAAGATTTGTTGATTTATATAATGAAATACCAAAACAAAAGATGAATGATGTTTATGATAAGCTAGATACTATTGTTAAAGTTGCTAAGGCATTTCATGAGAGAGATACTGTTCAACCTTAAGGCTCAGAGTTGGTGCATTGAGAAAGGCTATAAAATATATCCTATACCTCAAAACAATAAAGGAACTAAGTGTAAGATTGGAATAGAACTTGGAGATAAGAAAGCAATAACAAAAGAAATATATACTAACAAAGAAGTTAGTACAGAGATATGGAAACTATTTACAAAACTATATAAAAGATGGGAAGAGCAAAACAAAACTCAGCATACATAAAACCTAATGATGGTAGAAAGAATAATGGTAGAAAGAAAGGAGATAAGTATGGACCAAAGAAACAACTGATTAAATCATCTTCACAATTAACACCAGCAAAGAAGGAAAGAATATCTATCTATGCTCTTAATGCAATGAAGGATGTGTTTGGTAGTGAAGAAGAAGCTTGGAAGACATTAGCAGAACAAGCTAAGGATTCTTTTGCACACATGAATTTACTATGGCAATACAGATATGGTAAACCTCAAGATGGTAGTGAAGATAATGCAAATAAGAAACTTAATGTTCCTGTAATTAATTTCTATGCTTCTACTAATCAAGTAGAAAAGCTAGAAGATACAATAGATATAGAGTCAGAAGAGGTTGATATGGATGAATTAAATAATGAATAACCTAAAGTTAAACGATAAATATAGTCCTCTGTTTACTGCAAAGAGTAGATACTTTGTATGTACTGGAGGTAGAGGTTCTGGTAAATCATTTGGTGTAGCTGTATTCTTATTGTCATTAACCTATGAGCAAGGACATAAAGTTCTGTTCACTAGGTATACAATGATATCAGCACAGACATCTATTATTCCTGAGTTTATAGAGAAGATAGATTTAATGGGAGTAAATGACCACTTTAGAATTACTAAAGATGAGATTATAAATATGACCACAGGAAGCTCAATAATCTTTAAAGGTATCAGAACATCAAGTGGTAATCAAACGGCTGCCCTGAAGTCTCTAAATGGTGTTACAACGTTTGTTATTGATGAAGCAGAAGAGCTAACAGATGAATCTTCTTTTGATAAGATTGATTTCTCTGTAAGGTCTCAGATTAAACAGAACAGATGTATACTTATATTAAACCCAACTACTAAAGAACACTGGATATATCAAAGGTTCTTTCAGACTTCTGGTGTGAACTCAGGTTGGAATGGTTCATCTAATAAAACTACATACATACACACAAGTTACAAAGACAATAAAGATAATTTATCTGAGTCATTCTTAGAACAGATATTTGAAATGAAACTAAAGAGACCAGACAAGTATGAGCATCAGATACTCGGTGGTTGGCTTTCAGCAGCAGAAGGTGCTATCTTTAAGAACTGGAGAGTAGGAGATTACATACAAACAGAGACAACCTGTTATTGTCAAGATTTTGGATTTTCGGTTGATTTGACAACGCTTTGCAAAATTTCAGTAGATAAAAATTTAGGCAAGTTATATGTAAAAGAAATCTATGGTAAAGCAGGATTGTCTACAACAGAGATAGCAATGAAGAATAAGATGGAATGTGGAGCTGACTTAATTATATGTGACTCAAGTGAACCTAGACTTATCAAAGAGATTAAACAGAAAGGAGACTTAAACATAAGACCTACAATAAAAAAGAAAGGTAGTATACTTTCAGGTATTGCACTTATGCAAGATTACGAAATTGTAGTAGATAGAAAGTCTCATGGTATTGTAAGAGAACTTAATAACTATGTGTGGCAAGAAAGAAATACTAAACCTAATATAGGCTACGAACATTACATTGATGCTATCAGGTACGGACTTATGTTTCTTATACAAGGTCAGAACTCTGGCAAGTATGTCATTAGGTAATCATTAAACATAGTAGCTTGGTTCTTAAACATAGTAGGTATTTCCTTACTCTTAAACATAGTGGGTTTTCTGTCATCGTTAAACATAGTACATCGTTAAACATAGTGGGTTTTCTGATTGAGTCTAAATTCTCTTATCTGAAATGATTCTAAATAAATAGAAACTTTATTTTGTCAAATATCTTTTGCTAATATTCCATTAGCCAAATCAAAAATATTTTGCTAGTCTCAATTATTTTTTGTATACACGCACACGCAATAATAAGGACACTTTTATTATGTTAAAGTTTTGTTAACACTTTTTAATTGTTAACTATTTGTTTATATATTTGAATAAACAATAAATAAAACACTATGATTGAAACATTAAACAAAACAAAATTCTTAATAGACTTCGGAGGATTTTATCATTCTATTCATTCTGATTTAATAGATAGCAGAATCGAATGTTTTGAAATAAACGAAGACAAAGTAAATTATAAAGAAACTTGCAATAGTTATTGCATCGAGTTTATTGATTCAATAAATGATATGATGGAATTAGATTTAAAGTTTATTCAAATAGATTCCCCTAAATTTTACAATTTCACTACTGATAAAATTGAAGCTGAAATTAATGAGAATGACTTTAATAAATTAAAAGATACTTATTTAAATAGTAATGAATTTATAGATTATGTAAATGAAAACAGTAAATCTTATGATGGTTTTATAAGTTTCTATAATGGATTTAATGAAGTTATAAAAGAAGATGAAATACTATTGCAATATATGTTTAATTACATATTAAAAGAATATGCTGATGAAATTGAGAATTATATATTTGAA